CTTTTAGTCGTTACGCTATCATCGGTGATGATATCGTAATAGCCGATAGAGAGGTTGCGATTGAATATCATTTTATTCTAAACTTATTAGGTATAGAATTTAATGAGAATAAATCGTTCTCAGAAAGAGGAATAGCAGAATTTGCTAAGGGTTATTACCGTCACGGTAAGAACCTGAAGCCATTTTCGCCTGAACTCTTACTTAGGCCTAGCAAGCTTGAGTGTCTGGGTATTGCTTGTAGTTTGGTGCACGAGTTAGAGTCTAAGGACTTCTCACTTGCGCTTGATCGGATAACTTCACTTTTTCCCGTGAAGCAGTCTGAACTCACTACAGTTTTACAATTTGAGTGTAAGGACTGACCCTTTAACGACGTTGTTAGACGTGGTTATCAGGAGCAGTTCAACCAGTTGTCGATTACCCGTATCAACAATGCTGTAAAGGCACTCACGCCTGAACAGATACATCGAAGAACATCAATGTATGTTGAGAAAAACCGATCTGTATATGGTAGTCCCTTTTGGAGATCACCATATATTACAGTTGGATTAGACAATACAAAGTCTTTTCCACCTGTGTGATTTCCCACTGGAAAAGATGGCTATCTTCACAGTGTTGAAATCTTGATCGGTGAGGGTTTTATAGCCTTTGACCCAGAGTGCTGACCCAACGGGATTGCAACCGTTGTCGATAAGATGGTACGAGCAGGGATCTCTTATACTGATGTTGAAGCTCTATTAAGGAAGGAAGAATATTCCAACCAGTATAGAACAACAACATCCTATAAGAAATTACTAGCTCGATACCCATTGCTTCAAGATCTTGCTTATCCTTCACCATTTCCAAGTTTTGTCATGGAGTGGTTCAGTGATAAACCAGATATTGAAGAAACGAGATGATAGCTTCTCAGCCGATCACCCTCTTACCGATAAAGATAATATTCTAGCTTGAATATTCATCAGGAAGAACCTGAGTCCTAAAAGTAAGACCCAAGTACTCTAGATTGAGTATTAAGAAGAAAGAATCTTCTGGGTAGCAGGAGGATCCCCAACATATACTGTTTGGTATATGGAGAGGACGATGGGGGGGTAATCCCATCGATTCCAG